TTCCATCACTCTCATAATTTTCTTTGCGGTTTCATATCTCAATTCAGTGCTGCCATTTAACGTACGATAATACGTTGAGGTTGGTAGCCCTGCCTTGATGAATACTTTATGCAAAGGAATATTAAATCCCTTATGCTTTTCCTGTATGGTATGCCAATAACTTTGTATCATACTGCGGTTATGCAGTAATCAATCGAGCCAGTCAAGTTCATCCATCTCTACGTAACCATCTCCGTTACAGTTAGTGCATGGTCTCAATGGTATGTCGTCGTTGAGACTGGAGTATACTACTACCCCAGTCCCATCGCACTCAGGACAATCATTGAACTTAGCTACAATTTCAGAATCTAATTGTGTCATCTAACTCTCCTATGTTTTGGTTATCCTCCCATGCTTTGGTTGCTCGTTCAAGAAATTTCTTGCGCACAAATTTAGGATTTGATTTCTCTAATGCATCTGCAATGTCAATGAGATGTGAAGGCCAAGCAACCATTGGCCCCATTAGATCTGCTATAAATTCATAGTGCTGCCGTGTCATCGGCGGTGTTTTAAGTACAGTCTTCATCAGGTAATGCCTCCCATTTAAGTTGCTTATTATTTTTAAAGTACATACTTATGTACTGATCGGTGTCATTGGTATCGGTTACCCTTAACTCAATGACAGTAAAGTCCTTAAAGATCTTACGTTTCTGTCTGATCTTACTTACTTCGTGTATAGTTACATCCATTTCTTAATCCTCTATTACATCTGTTACAAAATAATCTCTATGAACTGTGTCAATAAAACCTTCGCAGCCATCGCCGCAATCTTCGACACGTTCCATTACTATTTTTTCTGCTTCATCTTTACTGTTTGCTGTTACATCTACAGTAAATCCCTGTTCGTAGTGTACTCCTACTGTATAATTAGGCATTGTTATCTCCCTGTTCCTCTTACTTGGTACTCTGCTTTGCAGCTATATCGACCTGCATCATGCGTGTCGTTCCATTGACTGCAAAAATCCACAGCCTCCTCTTCAGTAAAGAAGGCATGTGTCTCACTTCCTATTTCGTTTTTGAAATAGTAATTCTTACGACCAGCGTGTGGTTCTAAACCATTAGGCCAGTCGCTGTTGTCTTTCCACCATGTGCGTTGAAAGCAATCGTATACTTCTATCATGGGTAATACTCCTCTATTTTTTCGTGCGGATACAGATCTAAGAACTGAGCCGCTACTTTATACATGAATGCTTCTCTTCGATAAGCATGATATGGATGACGCTCACCATCTTGATGTATAACTTCTTGAGCAAGATGATGATCAATCATGTTCGCTACATCTCTGCTGCATGTATCCATAGTAAGCTTAATTACTTTGTATGGATACATATCGGTTTGCTCACGCATAAACCTAATTAACTGTGTGTGTTTCATGTTAAGTCCTTTCTTCTGCGCACTCTGGACACACGTTGACTACAGCATCAGTGTCCATTGATAGGTAAGCACAGTCATCACACCCATCTGTTGGTGTGTTGGTTACAATAAAGTTTTTGATTTGCATCAGTGATATGATTGCATACGGATTGCTTTCTTTAGTTTCTTTAGCAAGCTCACAATCATTATCTTCTATGTACTTGTCAGCTAGCATACCTGATGCAACGATCTGTTTGTATACAGTGTTAAATAAATAATCTAACGCCTCGTAATCTGGCGTGTTAAACATCGTTTCTTTTTTCATTTGGTTTTCCTTTTCCATTTCATTTCAATAGTTTACATGGTGCGTGTGCGCGACACAACCCACCACATGTTGACCTCGATGCAACGTCAAGCACAAGATGTAGCTCCTCGTTAAAGGAGCAACACCCATGATAAGGTTACAATACCAGACGCTGTAGCCGCATATAAAAAGATACAGATGCGATCCTTTGTTTCTTCGCGATCTAGTTCTGTATCAGTGTAACCTAGATCACGACGTTCATTGCGACGTTGTTGAAATATATCTAACATTGAGTATCTCCTTGGTAGTGAGGGGGGCTTACGCCCCAACCTCTGCTGCTATTTTGCGTGCTGCTTTTACTGCTTCGCTTTCTTTAGGTGCAGTCTTTAATGTCTTAGGCTTGTATTGATAAGCTTGTCCGCCAGTAACTATGGTATATACTTGGCAATCAGCATCGTGTCTGATTTGAAGTTCGCTTAATTCAAGTGACAAGCGTTGGATATATAGGTCAATACGTTCACAAGCTGTATGATTATGTTCTTTTTTCTTTGTATCATGATCTGCACTTGCATCTGCAATTTGTCTCTTCTTATAGTTAATGCTACTCAATGATGTGTAACAAGAATCTTTAGCTATAGACTCAAGGAAGTATTGATTAACCATCGAAGTGTTTGACTCACCATTTTGATTAGTATGATATTTAATTACTTCTAGTTTTAACTTAGCTAGATTTGATACGTTATTTGACATGTTGTTCTCCTAGTAAAAAGAGAGGCCAATCCTCTCTATGCAGACCAAGAGACAGTAACAAAAAAGCCTACTTAGGCTGGTGTGCCTTGCAACTTCTTTCCACGCCTGTGACCAGATGTAAGGAAGGCAAGCATAGAATAGAATACAGACAGGAGTTAGTGATAAAGGAAAGTGGTTGCGAGGTACTTTTGATGCTGTCATGCAGGTCAAGTAGAGAGGAATGGCGGCTCTTTCTAGGAGAACCCACATGTCACGTATCAAATATAGCTAAGTTAAAACTCTAAGTACCTTTTAGTATGTTTTAGTATGTGTAGTATGACATTCTTTGCGTACTAATTGATGTAATGACTGTTTTGTGCGTTGACACAGGGTGTATTTGTAGTGCTAAACATGGGGGGAGAGAGGGAGAGGGGGGCTATAATTGGAGTTAGTATGAGTAACATAGCACTAAGGAAGTTAACAAAGAAACAGACTGCACTCGTTGAAGCGTATGTAGCAAATGGTGGTAATCTTACACAAGCCAGTCAAGAAGCTGGATACGCTGAAGGCGACAGTGGAAGAGTTACTGCACAGAAGAGTATGAAGCTAGCCCATGTGCAACAGTACATGATGGAAGTGGTGGCGAAGGAGTTTAGCAGACATGCTCCTGCGGCAGTACACCAGTTAGCAGGGCTAGCTAAGCAAGCTAAGAGTGAGTACGTACAGCTAGAAGCTAGCAAGGATCTATTGGATAGAGCAGGGTTTAAGCCAATAGATAGGAGTCAGGTACAACTTGCAGGAGATATTAAGGTATCGATAGACCTAGGATAGGGGTAGGGGGGTTAAAAAAGTGTGATAGTTACTTAGCTAGTGATCCCTCACTCACATGATTAGCGAAAAAAGCTTGAAAAAATATTTGGATTAAAAAGGGTTTTGTAAATGAGTAGGTTTGGTGATAAGGTTCCAGAGACGTTTGATAACAGTAGTGATAACTCTACAGCTAAGAAGGCGTTAAAGAGTAGTGGATATACAAAGGAGACTGAGTGATGTGTTTTGGTGGTGGTGGATCGGTGTCTGCAAAGACTGAAGAGATCTATGAGAAAGAAAAGAAGGACTATGGTGACTTACCTTCCCTAGCAGTGGGTGATAAGGTTAAGCGCACAGAAGATGGTATGGCTGATATACCTGATCCTAATCGTAAGAGACGCAGCGATAAGAATAAAGAAACAATGGTTAGGGGTTTAGCAAAGCAGACTAAGAATAAAGACTTAGCACGCAGCTTGCTGATGCCGTATAACAAATGAGTAAGACTCCAGCATGGACACGTAAAGCAGGGAAGAATCCCAAGGGTGGTCTTAATGAAGAAGGTCGAAGAAGCTATAAGGGCGGCACGCTTAAACGTCCTGTTAAGTCTGGAGATAACCCAAGGAGAGCTTCTTTCTTAGCACGAATGGGCGGTATGAAGGGGCCAGAGCGTGACTCTAAAGGTAAACCCACTAGACTTCTTCTTAGCCTAAAGGCATGGGGAGCATCGTCAAAAGCTGATGCTAAGTCAAAAGCAGCAGCCATTAGCAAAAGGAATAAAAAGAAAAATGCCTGAAGGATTATATGCAAACATAAATAAGCGTAAGAAAAAAGGGATTAGTAGATCTAAGAAGAACTCTACTATTAGCGACAAGGCTTACAAAAATATGAAAGCTGGCTTCCCTAAAAAGAAAACTTTATTGAAAAAGGATAAATAATGGCTTGGACATTTAAAAATGGTGACCCATATGTGGGTGACACACATGAATTAGCTGGCAATACTTACTCTGGAAAGACGCGTACTCGCGATTCTAAGCCTCTGCTAGAGGTAAAAGAGGCAGCAAAGCCTAAGAAGGAACGAAAAACTAGAGCGACACCCTTTAAAAAGGAAAAGTAACTGTGAGTTTTCTTAACACATTGCAGCCTAAAGAGCGCGATACACTACGTAGGGTGGTGCGCATAGTGCATATGAAGCATCATCCTAAAGATTTTCAGACAGATCACGAAGCTGACAAGATTATTGAGGCTATTGGCCCCGAAATTGCAGCAAGAATGATTAAAGTTGGCATAGATAATAAGATATTAGATAAGTGATAGATTTTAAATACAGGCCAGATGGCGAAGTTGTTAAGGCGTTTATGAAAGACGACACATTCTTTCGTGGCATTCGTGGGCCTGTTGGTTCAGGCAAGTCAGTGTCTTGTTGCGTAGAAATTTTTAGACGCGCACTAGCGCAAAAGCCTAATAAACAAGGGATACGCCGCAGCAGATGGGCAATAATCCGTAATACAAACCCACAGTTAAAGACTACAACTATAAAAACATGGCTTGATTGGTTCCCAGAAGAACAATGGGGCAAGTTTACTTGGTCAGTTCCCTATACACATATGATAAAAAAAGGTGA